GGGAGAGACGGGCCACCGAAGTGGCACAGGCCTTCTACTAAGGCACCTAAAATAATGAACTGCAAAGTAAATAAACTAAGCGGAAACCAATTGTACTAAGGGTAAGGATCTCATCGATCCAACGCCCACACAATGGTTCTTTTGTAATGAGTAACAACCCTTCTTCAAGGGGCTGATAAGCTCTAAGAAAGTTTAAAGTGAATTGCTAAAACGGATATAGTGGCCTGAACTTGCGTCCAGGATCCCCTACACTACATTCTAGTCTAAATTCTTACTTTTTAACCTTCTAAGCATGATCAAGATGAACTCGGGAGATTAGATTTATCGCGAATCAAGGTGTTTCCACCCCGATCCCTTTCTTCGTTTTCTTCCGAATCCTTTCGAATCATCATGCAATACAAAAGGAATGTAATATGTGTGTCAACTCCCAACGGAGCTGTCCCACACACATTCATCCCAAAAGTCTTAAACATATGTTAATAGTTAACACACATTCAGACCTACTGAACCAAGTGTGTATATCGGACCTCAGAGGTCCCATCCTATACACTGGCTTCTACAAAGTCGTGAAACTAATTGAGTCAAAGTGAATACCGGTGTCTCGAAAGACCCGGGCTCTCCACTCCGATACTCATTTAATGTTATCGCAATTTCGGTAATTATAAGTTGGCAGAAATATTTGCCAGAGTGAACATGATAATGCAAGGCAGTCATACGGTACGTCAAGTCCGCATGAGAGATCCAGCTACATCATCAATCTCCGGTTTTAATCATCCAAATCTCACCTGTAGGGGAGCTCTCAAGACTGAGGCTCAACCCATCAGGGTATTGATCCGGATTTGGAATTCATCCTTCTGCACAGTGGTTCTTACAGTGACCTATTCTCTATTGATTTCAAGATATTAGAAATTACTAGTAGAACTTACAGTTCATCTGCTGATCGGTAGATAGACTTGGACATCTCGTCTATAAACCTTGGGGTTCGTCAGGCCCCTGGTCATCAGCAGGGCAATTGTCATTCTTACAATTGTCATCTTCATCCGAATGACCGAACAAACTGAGAAACTCATCCAGAGTATCAAACCCTTGTGGGCGAGGCTTAAAAAGCTGCCCCCCACAATTCGAGGGTAGAGAATCTGGATTATAAGTGTCCCAGTGGTTACAGACATCCTTTTGGACTACTTTTCCTTCCGAATCGACAAAATCCTCAGGTCCTCCGAAAAGCTGGACGGCCGGCACCACAGCGTGTGCATAGTCGTCAAACAGCGTTTCGAGGGCCGTCATTGGATAGTCGTCGTAATCTAGATATTCACAAGAATGTAAAGAGTAGTCAAACCAGTAATCAGCCATTAAGGCCAATGCCACCTTCATAGACTCCTGGGCGTACCGACGGGCTAGACCATTGGTCACAGCCATGTAGGAACACTCGAGGAAGTCGGAGGAGGGTGATTGTTCTAGGTTGAATTCTCCTTCTTTTGTGATCCGACGGAACAGATCAGAAGTAGACTGTGGGGACTCCTTCACCAGAAGGTTTCTCCAGGCCGACAGGTCGCGATGAGAAAGATCGGCAAATTTCTCTGGGGAGTCATTTTCCAATGCTCCTAAAGATAGAAACCGATTAAAGATTCTACACGACGGGTGTGCACCTTCCCCACGTTTAGCCTCTTCTCCTCGAACAAGAGGAAAACAGACAAATGAGAACGGCGCGCCGGGTACCCGGTGGACTTTGCCAAACCGAGAGATGCAATCATATAGATACACCTCTTTGGCAAGACGTTGGTCCACCTTCAACCCGTGGCTGCGGCAGGTGTCTACGAGGCCTAGGCCTCCATGTTCCTTCGAAAAATGAAGACTTCGAGGACAAAGACTGAGTTCCTTCCAGTTCCTGGTAAGGAAGTTTTCTTTTAGCTCGGGGGTTGCCCCCCAATAAAACTGAGCTTCACAGAAACAGTAATCAATCGTTGTCCCTTGACGTCGTGCTAATGCTACCTTTCCAGTATGTTTGACCTCCCCATTGTAGAACAATTGGGAATTAACGGTACAAAAATCTGGATCGATAAAGTTCTTCCCCATTGATAAAGAAAGACCCACACGCGGAGCAAAACTCCGCCAGGCCTTGATCTTTGCAAGGGAAGAACGAGCAACGACATCATCTCCATTTACTAGATAAGTATTCGGATGAAATCCACTTTCTTTCATCACAAAATCGTTCAAAAGACACAGCAGAGGAAAAGAGAGTAGGGATCCCATAAGTTGACCCGAAGTTTGTAACTCCGGATCCCTTCCAGGATAGTCAATCTTGTGTGACGAGATCTCCCAACGAGCCATTGTTTTGTAGGTTCGTGAGAAATACAGTCCAGAATACCCTCCAGGAGGGCTTCAGTGGCCCACATAGGAAAGTTATCTGTGGCAGCGGTATAGTCTCCGCTAAGCCACACAGGATTTTCCTCTCTAATATCACCTTGTTCCTTAATGATCTTAATCGCGGATTCGATCCGGTAGATCCAAGGAAGGGTGTCCTCTGCAAAGTCCTCAAGATCCTTTACACCATTTGTCAAGCAAAATTGGGGACATCTCCCCAATCCACCCCAAAGAGCTTTTTGAAGAGGCTGTAACACTTTCGTGTCAACTTCTCCAATAGTTATCATACGAACCTTTAGTGGTTCGGGGATGGCAAATGCTTTAACTCTTGGTGACTCTATAGGTGGGGAAATCGGAAAATCAAGTGTAATGGAATCACATTGATCCAATAGCGCTTGATTGACCTCCTCAATGAAGGGTTCCCAGATGGGCCCCTCACAGGATTTCCTATAATCCACTTTATAAGAGTGAACGACCTGAGTCCACGAATCGTGAAAAGTCCGATTATAAAAATCGAACTTCTTTTCCACATCTCGAGCTATCCGACTCACCAGGGACCCAAACGTAGGGTATGGTGTGCCGAGAGTTCGAAACGAGTTAAGATCACGAGGTGGACCCCGACCGTCTAAAGGATACCCAGGTGTTAAGTGGGTATCGGATCTTGAGCTGTGCTTCTTCTCATAGAAATCAGGCCGTCTATTAAAACTACCCAACTTATAAGGTGTCACATTTGGAAAATATCCAACTCTGGTTTTTTCGACCAATAGGGGAAGATCGAATCTTCTCCACAGAGCTGCGGTATCCTCCAATATGACACCCTGCTGGGCGTTACGGACATTAGGAATTCCAAAAGCCATGTTACTCGTCACAATGACGATTGGCGATCGGAATTTTTGTCCTTTTTCAGACAGGCTTGCCATGGGAAGAACATAGTCATTGACAGATACAAGGGTCATAAACTCAGCCAGGTCTGAACGATCTTCGACACTTTGTCCGAAGTCGTCCAGAACTACAACTGGTTGCCCCCTGTATCCATCCCAATGCTTTGTTGCACATGAACGAGAATATGAAAAGTCCTCGCGCCCAAAACCTGGGGCAATCCGCTGTTTAAGCTCCATCAGGAGCCTCTGAACAATCGTGGATTTTCCACTGGCTGGCTGGCCAAACAGGCCAATGACGAAAGGTTCCATTCTAGAATTCTCGGTATCCTCCATCATCCCAATCAAGGGGTGTCGATTAGAACGACGGAGGGTACCATTGTTAATAAGACCTTGACGATTCCCTCCCTTCTTCCGGTTTGCCTCAACTGAGGACATCGGATTGGGGAGAGAGGTTCGAAAAGGATCATAATCACAATTTTGAGAAAAGAATGCTTTCGCATGCGCTCTGAGTCGAAGATATAGATCGGGCTCTAGAGGAATAGTTTCTTCTTCGGGACGACAGATGGAAGCACAATGGCTTTCATAGGCGTCCTTAATCATATCTTCTCCAACCGGGGCACAGAGTGCCTTCGATTGAAGTAGATTGAAGTAGAATTGAACTCTCCTCTCCTTATTGAGATCTCCTTGAAAAATGGCATCTAACTTTTTCTGCGTGTAGGCAGGAAAGATAGGGATGCTATTTGTGGAGAAACCCTCAGGGAGCTCCTGATCCATCTGACTTGAGAAAGTACCCGCGAGGGATAACTTTATCATCTTCACATACTCTTTTTCTTTTAATCCTTTCGGAAAGACTTTGAGATAATGAAGAATCAGATCGAAGCGGCGGCGCTTAGTGGTGCAGGACTTACGAACTGCGCGAATAACCAGTTGGGGGTAACCCCTCCGGTAACAAACTTTCGCGAATGTTCGAGAAATATTACATGGATTTTCCCAATTAACCACAGGGAATGTCTTGGTGCAGGGAAAGTTGACCTTGAGCTTGAAATTAATCATAGCTTGGTCAACAGCATCAGACAGACCCAGAATGTGGATCATTCGGGGATAATCCGCCACATAGTGGGCAGTATGTCCGAATTTTCGGTACCCAACTATCTCTTCCAACTTTTGGAACTCCGTAAACGTTCTTAGAACTTGGAGAACCTTAGGTCGAGACAGTGTACCTAGATTCTTACAATCAGCGAGGAATTTCTTCTTTCGCTTCTGATCCCACTTATGAAGTGGTAATTTGGACGCTTTTTTGTATATAGCGTTCGGATGTAGGATGACGTGCGAGCGTCGTCCAAGGCTGAAGAACCTTAGACTAGACTCAAGGTCCATTGTAAAGGACCGTAAAAATGAGTTATGCCTGAGGCCCGGTTGATCTCTCTCCATTGAGAAGAGTAAACCTTCCAGGCCCGTAGTTTGACCACCCAATTCCAAGACATCTCGTCTTGGGCTCTGGGGCGCTTCCTTTTTAGTTGAAGCAAGTCAAGTTTTTAACCTACAGATCGACTCACGTCGGTAGGCGAGGTAAAAGCGGGCTAGCGATCACCAATTTTGGTGACAAGCCGTGTTGAAGTTGCCTAAGCAGGTCATCATTCTTTTGCCAGAGAGAGGTGGGGAAAGCCTCCCTCTATAGCA